GCCTTTGATGCAGATGGTAACCAGGTTGAGGGCGTTATTGCTTACACTAATACAAACCTTATGACAATCACATTTTCAACTGCTATATCCGGGGAGGTGGTTTTGTCATGAAAAGATTTCTATACAGCATTATAGATTTTGGCCTAGGAGTAGTTAAAAACTTCAAAGTTGAAACACTATCCGAAGCGCCAACCGATGCCGACGCTGGCCGAATTTGGTATGATGAAACCCAGGAGCGTTTGATGGTTGGCAACGGTACATCAGTACCAATACCCATCGGCGCGGCTGGTGAGGGTACTCCATCGGGTGCATCGGGCTGCATCCAATTCACGGGCGGCGGCGGTGACTTTGATAGTTCAACCGTTTTCGTTTTCAATAAATCCAATGGCCGCTTAGGTATTGGCATTGGCGAATCGAATGCCAACGTGCATATCAAAGCCACCACGGATGATGGTACAACGGTTGCGCTGTTAATCCAGGATTCAAACGGTGACCAAATCCTACGCATAGGCAGTGATGGTAAAATTACCACGTCGGTCAATTCAGTATTTCAATTCCCTAGGATATCTGCTGACCCAGCAACGGCCACAAACGGGGATGTTTACTACAATACCACTACTAATAAATTCCGTGGCTATGAAAATGGCGCATGGGCAAACCTCATTTAACATGAAGAACTGGAAAACCACCACACTCGGTATTTTAGCTATTATTGGAGCCATTGCAGATGCCGCAAGTTGTTCGCTTACAAGCGGTCAAATCATGTCATGTATCATGGAGCAATGGCCCGCAATGGTAGCCGGATTTGGCTTATTGTTTGCCAAAGACTATAACGCTTCTGGCAAACAGAAGTAATTTATTCACCCCTTTAATTATAAACCATGACTTTAGTTCACGGTGTTGTCGTACAACAACAAACGGCACGGGTAAACCCTGCCAGACAATCCGACCCTAGCATTATAGGGGTGATTGGATTCGCATCTCAAGGCCCGGTAGGTGTACTTACGCCAATCCGCACAGAGGCTGATATTGAGCAATTTGGCGCAATTGCCGACGGCTTTGGATTGGCCACATCGCTCAAAGCCATTTTTGCGCAAGGCCCTCAAAAGGTTTACGCTATCAATGTGTTGCACGCTACGGACGATACAGATGAAGTCGAAGATGAATCCTTGACCATCACCAACGGTGCGGCCACTACTGCATTTATCCCCGTTGGTACTGCATTTTCATTAACCAACTCTGCTGGTTCAACCACCTACACAAAGGGCACGCACTACACCGTTGATGCGTATGGCCGTATCAAAGTGTTGGATTTTACAACAATTGCAGAGGGTAGCACAGCGCTGGCCACGTACAACAAAAAAGTACTTGGTTCTACCATCAACGACCGCACCATCGGCGCTGTTACTAGCGGCGGTGTTCGCACGGGTACATTCCTTTTTGATACTGCCAAGACCATTTACGGTGATGGTCCAAAGATTTTTCTTTGCCCTGACCTTGAAACAGTCACGGTTATTCAAAACGCTTTGTTGGCAACCGCCGAACGCTTGAAAGGTGTTTGCATTCTAGGATTGCCAAACGGCACGGCACTAAACACCGCCATTGCTGGCCGTGGTGCATCTGGCACGCTTGGCACAGTTGTCAAATCTGATGATGAGCGTGCCATTGTGTGCTACCCACAGGTATCGGCATACGACGGCAAAAACACGCTTTTGACGCAATCGCTCGCGCCATTCGTTGCTGGCGTTATCGGCACTACTGACCGTACCCGCGGCTATTGGTATAGCCCATCAAACAAGCCCATTAAGGGCATTGAGGGCGTTGAACGTGTGGTGACATGGAGCATTGACGGCAACTCCGATGCAAACGCGTTAAACGTCGTTGGTATTGTAACCGTTGCCAATATTCCAGGCAAAGGGTACCACGTTTGGGGTAATAATAATGCCGCGTATCCAACCAATACGCAGCCTATCAATTTCATCAGCGTGGCCCGCACCAGGGATATTATTGATGAAACTATCCAGGGTGCAGTGTTGCCATTCTTGGACAATCCAACGCTGGGTACCACGTCGGTGATTGATTCAATCAAAGAAACCGCAAACACCTATTTGCGTGGTCAAATCACCATCGGCGCAATTGCTGATGGTCGTTGTGACTTCGTGGCCGAGGATAATCCGGCTGAAAGCGTTGCTGCTGGTGTTCTGGTATTCCGCACCACGTTCTTACCACCTAGCCCGGCGCAAACAATCATTTTCAAATCATTCGTTGACCTTTCACTGGGTACCGTTTAATCGGGTCCAGTTACAAATAAATTATCATCATGAATAAGTCAACACAATTATCAAATGCCAACGTTTATATTAACGGTGCAAACTGGGCGGGTGTAACTGAAGAGGTGCAAGTTCCAGAAGTTATGGTCAACATGGTGGAGCGCACGGCGCTGGGCATGATTGGTCAAATTGAACTGCCCACCTCCTTTCAAAAGATGGAGGGTAAAATGACCATTGTAAGCCCCCAGGCTGATGCGTGGGCATTTGCCGCACGTGTGTTTGAATCATCGCAAATTCAACTTCGTTACAATCTTGAGGTTTATGATTCAACTGGTCGCACGCAACAATTACCCGTGGTAATATTTATGACGGCCACATCGAAAAAAATACCATCAATTACTGCCAAACAAAACGAGGATTCAAAACTTGAACTTGACCTCAACATCACCGCTTTAAAATACGTGGTTAATGGTGTGGACGTTATTGAGTACGATCCGATTGCTGGTATCTATAAAGTTAATGGTGTTGACCAGATGGCGCAATTCCGCGCTAATACTGGTATCTAATACCAACGCACAGTTGACATCCAACACGCACCGTAAATAAATTATTCACTTATAAATAACTCCGACATGAGTACCAAAGAATTACAAACCATCGTATTAGCCGATGGCCGCAAAGTACAATTTGAACAAATTAAAGGCCGTCACATCATGGCGGCTCAAAAGGCGTGCAAGAAAACACCGGACTTAATTGCCGTGTGGATGATGCACAAGTTTTGCACCATTGACGGTGAAACCATGACCATTGAGGACTGGCAAGATTTGCCCGCTAAAGACTTTAACCGCATGCAGCTTGCGATGATGGGCGAAGATGAAGACGATACCGAGGGAAAGTAATTTCCCTGGAGAATGTTGTATTCACAGCACACTTCACAGGCACATCAATCAATGAGTTATTGGAGATGGAGTTGGATTTTTTGTTTGATGTCATTGAAACATCGCTCCGTATTCACAATCACTTAAACACGCCGGCTAAATAGCCACACAAACGAATAATAGCCACTCCAACTACCAAACAATGGCCACACCTCGCTCAATGCGCGTCATGATGTTGATAAATGCTGTTGATAGGGCAACCGCTACTATCAATAGATTGTCAGCTAATGCCGTGGCGCGCCTGGGTACCATCCAGCGCTCAAGTGAACAACTTGCGCGACGTGCTGGCGACATGGGTAGGCAGTGGGGTACGGCTGCAATGGTCATGGCCGCACCGTTGGCGCTAGCTGCTGACCAGGCAATCAAATTTGAAGAGGCTATGGCCGACGTGCGCAAGGTTACAAACCTGAAGCGTGGCACCGCTGAATTTGCCGCAATGGAAAAATCAGTGCAACGCACGGCCATTGCGATTGGTGATATGCCTACCAAGGTTGCCGACATGTACGCCCAACTTGCACAGGGCGGAGTTGCCGTTGGTGATTTGGAGCGCATTGCAAACGTGGCATCCAGAGTAGCCGTTGCATTTGATATTGACCCTAGCGTTGCCGGGGATAAGTTTATCAAAATGCAAAATGCGCTGGGCGCTACAATTGACGTTACCGAAAGCGTGGCCGATGCGATAAACTACCTATCCAACAATAGCGCCGCAAAAGCTAGTCAGATACTTGATTACCTTGGGGCTGGTGGTGCATCAGTTGCTAAGGCGCTGAACATTACAGGCCATGAATCTGCGGCACTTGGTAGCGTGTTTATATCGATGGGTAAAAGTGGTGAAGAATCGGCCACTATTATCGAGCGTATGACTAAGGCCCTGCGAAATCAAAACAGGGTATCAGGTCAAATATTTACCCGTGCGGGCGGCGGCATGGCTGGCGTGATGGCCGCAATCGAATATGGCCGTAAATTATCAGGTCAGGCACGTTTTCAATTCTTTAGGGAATTTGGGGAATATGGTATACAAGTTGAACAATTTGCCAACAACTTTGATTTGCTGAACAAGCAACTCGGAATGGTATCCGACACGCAAAAGTACGCAGGTTCTGTTAATCAGGAGTTTGCCAACCGAATGGATACCACGGCTAAAAAGATTGGACAGGCCAAAGCTCAGGCATCCGTCATGGCCATTAAACTAGGCAACGCCCTGTTACCTATCATTGTCAAGGTACTCGAAGTTGTCACGCCATTGGTCGAACGACTAGCCGCATGGATTGACCGCAATCCCGAACTGACCGCCACCATCGTTAAAGTTGCAGCGGGTGCCGTTGCTTTTGCTGTCGCTATGAGTGGGGCGGCGTTTATGATAAGTGCAGTATCCACGGCTTTGAAATTAATGGCAATGGTTGCGGCCACGAATCCTATACTATTATTTATTATGGTAATAGCGGGTGCGGCTTATTATATATATAGTGAGTGGGGTGGAATTGTTCCATTTTTTGCTCATATATGGGATAGTGTTGTTTTGAAATTCCAAAATACAATTGACTGGTTTGCCAACATTGGAAACAGGTCGATGTATCAAACAGGCGTGGACATTTTTTCAGCGCTGGGCCGTGGCTTATGGGCTGGAATTACATTGCCGCTCAAACCTATCAACTACGTGCTAGATAAGTTAAACCTACTACCTAGTTGGGCCGGTGGTTCAAAATCGGTATCCATCAACGCTGGTAGTTTTGCCGGCTCAAACATGGCGGGTAAAATTGCCAACATGGGCGGTATTGATACCAAACCCCAAGGATTATCCAACATCACTACCGGCGGCATAAACAACATCACAAAAAATGCTGGTGGTTCTGTTACCTTTGCCCCAACCATCAACGTGGCATCGGGCAGCGAATCAGACCGTGCCGCGGTTGAAAAACAGATACGCGACCAGTATGCAGAATTCGAGCGTATGATGAAGCGTTACGGGTTCAATAATACCCGACTATCCTATTAACTCATGTCGAGACGCCCTGGGGTACATGATATGGCCCTGGGGTTCTTGTAAAACATAAAAAAATGGTTTTTCAATTAGGTTCATTGGTGTTCGATAAGTTGCTAGGTTTTTCCGCTATGGAACAAACCACGGGCAGCCGCATTGCAGTACTGGAGCTAATTGACAATAAAGCCATTTTGCAGCGCACCGGCACAGACCTATCACAAATTAAAGTCAGCATTGGTATTCATCAGCAACACGATAGCCCAACGGAGATTTATCGCATCCTAGATGATTACCGTGAGAGCGGTGAAATATTGCCGCTGCTGGTCGGTAATGGTGACGTGATAGGCACGTATATAGTTCGTTCGATTGTGCGCATCCCAGGCCACGTGGCAACGAATGGCACGGTAATCAGCCAGGTACTTGACTTAGACTTAATCGAATCCGTTGATCCTAATCCACAAGCAACCGCCGCGGCAAATCTTGAATCTAGGTCGTTTGCAAAACCAACGGCCATAACGGTCGATGCAGTGCCGTTGACACCAACACCTGCCGCCGCCGTTATGCAAAACGTCACGGGTGCCAATGCTGGCATAACTTCAGGTGCAGCCAACATCAATGCCGCCGCTGCAAACCCAACCACGCAAGGCAGTAAATTGACCACAGCCGCAAGCCAAATTAAAGCGGCCCGAGATAAGGCAGTTGAGGCGCTGGACAAATTGAACACCGCTAATGAACTCGCAGCTGAGGCCGCACTCATGGCCGGGGAACTTACCGCCGTTATTGCCGCTGCCAATGCAACGCTGGCATCGCTGGCCATTGGTGACATTGCCAATGCCGTGACCAACGCAACGGCCATGACTGATGCAAGTGCAACCATGTTGGTATCATCTTCGCAGTTGAATATCAAACTAATATCACGGGTATTATGAAGTTTGTCACATACATCACAAAGGATAATGATAGGCTCGATATTATCGCTACGTTGGCATACGGCTCACCGCATGCCCATAAAATAATAGTTGATGCTAATCAGAGCTTACCGCTCACGCCCGTGTATAGCGCTGGTATATTGGTTGCCGTGCCCGTTGTCGAAAACACAACCGAGGCGGTGACTACTAACTTACCGCCTTGGAAACGATAATTGCATACCACATACCCGCACCAACACCGCACACCAGTATATCGATATAAATGAAAGTCAAACGCCCATATGTCCAAATCAGTATCAACGGTAAAAACATTACCGCTGAGCTAGAAGGCTATGCGATGGACTTTCAATATACCGACAACGAATCAGGCAAAGCTGATGATGTGGATTTGACCGTGCATAATACAGGCGGTTTATTTTCTGGTGACTGGCTACCAACACGCGGCGATGAATTTAAAGCATGGATTGGTTATCGAGGCGATAAGTTGCTGCCATGCGGGGCGTTCACGATTGATGAATTTACGTTGACTGGTCCACCTGATCAACTAACTATCCGGGGCATCAGCGCTGGGCAAAATAAAAAGGTTCGCACCGTATCATCGACGGCTTTTGAAAATCAAACACTTGCCGATGTTGTCCGCAAGGTCACAGCAGATGCGGGGTTGACTTTAAGCGGCAACATCGCAAGTGTTCAAATCAAGCGGGTAACGCAAAACAAACTTACCGCCGTTCAATTCCTAAACAAACTGGCCAACGATTATGGCCATGCGTTCAATATCCGCAACGGTGCAGCTACTTTTACAGACTTGTTCGAATTGGAGCAATCCGCACCCGTGACAACGCTCGACCGCATCGACTTAATCAGCTACACATTTGCGGAGCGCAGCGCTGGCACGGCTACCGATGCCACGGTGAAATATACAGACCCGGATAACTATAACCTCATTGAAGATAGTGACAACGGCGGCCAAATCGACACGCTCGAATCAGCCGACATGACCGCCGATGCATTGGAGATTTTCCAACGTGCCGAAAATCCAACGGCGGCCAAAAGGATGGCAAAATCAGCGCTGCATAAAGCCAACGGCCAACAGCGTACCGCCACGATAAGCACACCAGGACACCCCGAGCTGGTGGCTGGATGTAACTTTGAACTCACGGGCATGGGTGCATTTTCTGGTACTTACCACGTCACTAGCGCCCGGCACGTTGTAGGCTCGGGCGGTTGGATAGTTGAGTTAGAGTGTAAACGCATCATCAAAACAAACGTGGTGGCCAAAACCAAACCATCCAAGGTGCGCCGCCGCCGCAAGTCAACCACCGCACCCGGGCCAATAGCATATTACCGCATGGGATATTCCGGCTCAAAGGAAATCGGGGCCGCTGAAATACCTAAGTTTCAAAATACAAAACCACGCACATGATAGCCAGAGGAGTAGTCACCGAAATAGACCGCACCAAAGTACAAGTGCGCGTTAAGTTTGTCGATACTGGCATGGTATCCGCGCCATTACAGGTGTTGGTACCATTGGCCAAAGATGCTAAATTCTTTGCCCTGCCTAGGATTGATGAACAAGTGGTATGCTACATGGATGATAACTATGAGGATGGTGTTGTCCTGGGCGCTGTTTATACAGAAACACAAACAGTATCAGCACCAGACGATGGCAGCGTTGGATGGGTATTAGGTACAAACAGGTATGCTGCCTATTATAAAACAGATGATAATATGTTGGCGCGTGTGGCTAATTCAGAGGTCGATGTACGCAACGCATCAGCGCACATGAAAACAGGCGGTACGGAGTTAAAAACAGCGGCCACGGGTTTGACTATCAAAACCTCAACGGAGGATTTGAAACAAATTCTAACTGATATATTAACCCAACTAGAAATTTTAACCGTAACTTGTGCCGCGCCAGGTAGCCCATCAACGCCCCCGGTTAACTTCGCAGCGTTCACCGCTATCAAATTAAGACTACTCGCACTATTCTCATAAGATGCCAACAACCGCAACATATCGAAGTATCTCACTTAGTACCCCTGGCGCCTATGCTAGTGGTCTAGATGATATATTTCAATCGATACGGATATTGGTATCAACGCGCAAGTTTAGCGTACCATTCCAGCCGCTGATGGGGTGCGACATATTTGATTACCTCGATATGCCGATACCCCTTGCAGTGCCCAACATGACCCGCGCAATACTTGAGGTGTTGGAATTGTTTGAGCCTCGGATAACGGTTACATCTTTGACGCACGAGATAAACAACGTAACTGGTAAAATTGAGTTTACATTAATGTTCGACGTTGTAAATTCAGAGTTGGCCGCCGTGTTTACTTTTAGCACGGGTGAACTTACGCAGGGTATCACAGGCGTAGGACCAACACCATTTGTATTTATTTCAACAGAGGATGGTGAACTATTGGAAACAGAAGATGGAAATTTATTAATTTTGTAGCATGGGAGCACCGCAATTTATATCAACCGATAGCCAACTTATCATGAGCGAGTTGATTGACCTTTACCAGTCAATCACTGGCACAACGATTTTACCATCGCAGCCAGAGTATCAACTTATCATGGCGCTGGCCGCGCGTGAATTATCATTGCGTTATCAAATACAGGCAGTTGGACAGGCCAATTTAGTCAACTATGCAACCGCACCGGCCCTAGATGAACTTGGGGTATTGGTTGGCGTTACTCGAGTGTCGTCACAACCGGCATCGGCCACCGTTCAATTTACGTTACCATCATCGCATGGCGGCGTTATTATACCCGTGGGCACCCGTGTTGGGCCCGCTGATGGTTTGGCTAAATTTGAAACTATCCAAGCCCTGACCGTGGCCGCTGGTGTAACCACTGCAACCGTTGATGTGATTTGTCAAACGCTGGGCACGGTTGGTAACGGTTACACATCTGGCCAAATTTCCATCATACTCGACCCGCAGCCGTATTTAAATGCGGTGACAAACACCACCACAACGGCGGGCGGCTCTGATGCTGAAACGGACGAACAATTACGGGCCCGCATCAAATTAGCACCGTCATCGTTTTCAACTGCTGGCAGTGTCCAGGCGTACCGTTACCATGCGTTTACCGCATCTCCTACTATCGTGGATGTGTATGTGCCGGAAATACCTGACACGCCTGGCACCGTTGAGATATTTGTATTAGTTGAGGGCGGCGGCTCAACTCCATCGGGCATCCTTACCGACGTGGCCAACGCTTGCAACTCGGAGCGCGTTCGACCGCTGACTGACACCCTAGATGTAAAATCTGCAGTAGCCGTTGATTACGACATTGAAGCCGTAGTTACATTGGTCAATGATGCTGACCCTGCATCTAATTTGGCGGCTATCCAAAACGCCATTGAAACGTTCACAGCGTCACGACTTCGCACGATGGGCGCAAACGTCATGCGGGCGCAGCTGATTGGCGAAATTTACAGGGCCGCACCCGGGGCTGTATTTGACGTTACATTGACCGAACCTGCGTTGGACTTAGTTATCAATGCTGGCGAATTTGCCAACATTGGAGATATTGAAATTACCTTAGGTTCACCATCCGCACCGTAAACACAATGCTAGGCAGTTACGTTGAACAATTCCCACACGTCAAAGCGCTTGACACGATGGCCGCCACTAGGTTGCAGGGCTTACCCCTTGCGCCCATGCTGGTGTACCACCTTGACAGTGTGCCGACATCGGCGTTGCCTGACCTAGCTGACCAATTTGGGATGATGGGTTATGCTGGATGGGTGTTGTGTGATACTGAATCTCAAAAACGGGCACTACTGAAACGTGCATTTGAGTTCAGGTCGCACCACGGTACGCCGTGGGTAATACGTCAACTTATGGAAATCATCGGGTATTCAACCGTTCGATTTGTTGAACGATCCGGCCAGAATTACGATGGCACTTATCAGCACAACGGCGCTATAAATTACGGCGGCGGTGATGTTTTCATGTTCCGGGTAATACTTGGTGTACCAACTGGATTTTCATTGACCACGGACGTACAAAACAAAACAGAGGCAATAATCAATTACTGGAAACCCGCACGTGCAAAACTTACAGAGGTTTTGTATGAGCTTGAATAAATCATAAGACATGGCAAATATTACACCCGTTGATACATTTAGCGATGTATATCAGCTTGAAACAACAGATGATGTGTTGGGCGGTTCTAGTGGCGTATCTAATACCCCGCTCAAACATCTTACCAACCGCACGCACTACTTGAAGTTGCGCCTCGATGCTGCTGGCACACTCGGGGATGGTGTGACGTTCGCGGGCAACCTCGATACCCTCAAAACAGCGGGTAAATTTCTAGCTACCAACGCCGCTACAAATGGGCCGATTGGTGCCAATTACGGCACGGTTGAGGTTATCAACAACGTGGCCAATTCCATGACATCGCAGCTATACACGGCGGTGCTTAACCCGGCTACTTACGTGCGAACATTCCGCTCGGGTAGCTGGACATCATGGGTACCATTTGCCACGGCTACGGCACTCGATGCGCTTGCATCGTCATTGGTGGGCATGGTTGCGCCATTTGCCGTTAATGCGGCCCCGACTGGATGGTTGGCGTGTTCTGGCCAATCCGTTAGCCGCACAACATATGCCGCACTATTTGCCCGCATTGGCACCACGTTTGGCGTTGGTGATGGTTCGACTACATTTGGATTGCCAGATATGCGCGGTGAATTTGCCCGCGGCTGGGATAATGGTAGGGGTGTTGATACTAGCCGTGTGTTTGGCAGTTTTCAAGACCATGAGATTGATGAACACGATCATGGCATGGATAATGCCGTTTCATTGATTTCTTACACCGCTGGCGTGAATACAGCACGTGCATTTGCAAATGTTGGGCCGCCGTTTAGCCAGACTAGCAACGAGGGCGGCGTTGAAACCCGCCCGAGGAACGTGGCATTACTTTACTGCATTAAAACATAAAAGATATGAGCATTATCCCACAAAACAGACCACAATGCACCCGTGCCGATGTGGTTGCACAATTCCCCGCTGGCACATTTAAGGCGGGCGGTTTATACGTAGGTAGTGCCCGTGGGTACTATTCTAAAATGGGTGAACCAGGTAAGAACGACCGCAGCATGTACGATGATATGATATTTGTATTATCTGACCGTGTGTTTATGGCATTCAACGGCAATACCGACCCCGCATCATCGAAGCATCCACAAGGCGCGCCAACGATACTGCCAGGCGTTTACCCCGTGTACCAAATTGATTTGCACGGCGGCAAATACTTTGCTGTATGCCAACGTGCAGGTAGCGTTCGGGTGCGTCGTGATAAAACAGGCACAACGGTGCATACAGGTGCATTTGGCATCAACTACCATGAGGGCGGCAATAAATCAGTTGGTAGCGAGGGATGCCAGACAATACCACCGGGCCAATTCGATGAATTTATGACCGTTGTGATTGCGGAGGCTATCCGCATTTATGGTGCTAGGAACTGGCATAAGGGTTTAATTACCGCAGCGGTATGTGAATGGAAATGGTAGGCAGTTGAGCGATGTTTACATAAATAATACTGAAACTAAAAACGCACCCCGTGAATGAGGTGCGTTTTTTTTTGTGTGGGTGGTGGCTATCCGTCGGAATCGGATTCTAAATCAGGATTAAAATGTTTATAAGTATTTGCCGCGCCAGTGATAAGTTCCGCAAATTCTGCATTTTTCCACATCACTGCAACTAGTGAAGCTACATTTGCTGGCTTGTTGCCAGTAATTACAATATCGACATGTTCTATTCCATCTTGATTGCCAGACAGTTCGATTTTGATACTAAATTCGTTCATTACAATCTTTTTTTAGTGGTGACTAAATCTCTGGCTTATCATCATCATCGTCGAACAAACCCCCGTCCTGATTGTCAGCGGCATCAGCTGTATCGGCTGGCTCAAATTCCGTATCTTCAAACAGCGGTTGATCATCATCTGTATTAGTTTGCGTTTCTGGCTCAGTCTTAACCTCGATATTATCGGCCTTGCGCAGTTTTTCGTTAGGGTTGGCCGTGGGGATGATTACGGCATCAACGGTTTCGACCTCTGGCGCATCTTGCAGCGATTCAGTTGTTGGCATACCCAACGCCAGTTCTGGTGCAAACTCATTAGCCCAACGGGTTGCAGCGCGTTTCTTTGCCATGCTCTCTGGCTCAATCGGCCATTTAGAATCGGCTTTGTCAAAAAGGCCCGAACGATAAGCCATTTCCAGCGTGAATGGTGAACCTTTCAACACGCGGCCAGTAGCTAAATCAGTTGCAAATGCAGTCACTCGCACTTCGTCATACGTGGCCGTTTTCTTTACCGTTTTGCGGGATTCTTTGTACCCGCTGGTATGATCATATTCGAGCGTTTTTTGGCCGAGGCGTTCCACTTCATACTCCAACGGGGTGAAACGTCCGCTGCTGTTAATTTGGCCTACTAAAAAGGCAGTTGAGAATGATGGCCGACCTTGAATGATGTTCAAGTTCTGCATGACCATGAAAGGTTGTGCGTTCATTCGTGTTGCCACATCGAGGGCAATCAGGATGTTTGGGATTTTGTCGTTACCCTGGAATGCCTTTGGCACAAAATCGGATTTGCACATCATTAAAGCAATGCGCTGGGCCCGCTCAAATGATTCTGGGTCAAAGAAAATCGAAACGGCGTTCGATTGGTTGTTTACTGAAAGTTCGTTACTCATAAGTATAAAATGGTTGATTAAGAAATAGAATTAGTTTAGTGGTGGGGTTGGGTGGTCGGCCTAAAAATCAATCTCCATGATTTCGCCAGTATCGTACCCCGGCCAACGGCCAGTTTGGTGGCATTCAAAAACACGTTCCAACGTTCGAAGATTATCCGAGTGAGCCTGTTGTAATCGTGCCGCTGAAATGTAATAAGGCGCGGCCAAATACGGGCGCTGTTTCTCAACGAATAGAAATACAAACGACGGCCATTCAACATCGAGCGCACCGCTCAATACATACGGGTACAAAGCCGCCTGACGGTCATAATAATGTGTACGGCATGCTCGGGTAGCCGATTTGATGTCGGCTGATTCACACGTCTTTAAATCCGTCATTGCATTTACCTCGGGGTTGTAATGGTCAAACCTAATTTTAACCTTTGCCCCCGTTTTGGTACATTGCCAGTAGATTGATTTTTCAAAGACGCTGGCTGGGTGTTCGATGAACTGCTTGTAAACTGCCGATTTTACGACCTGCTGGCGCATGGAGCGCACAGTGTCGAATTGTTCAGCGGTTATCACTTCTTTGCCGTGGTTGGCCTTAAACTGGTCGTTGCGCCAATCACGGTACTCGTTTGTTGCCCTCGGGGATTTCGAGCCGTCACGGGTAAGTTTTGCAACAATGGCGGCATCATTCAAGTAGAAGTAATCCCTTGCCAGTGTGTGTGGCTCTAGTATTACCGAGTGCGTGAACGTGCCCATTATCAAAGCCTCGGTTTGCTCATTTACACGGCCACCACGTAAGTATGCAGCGGCGTAATGCTGTGGGGATTTCTCAAACAACATCATACCTGATTTTGATATATGCGTGTTGTTTGCATGGTAGGCTTGGTTGGTTTCGGTGATTAGCATGG